TAATGGCACCAGACAAGTTGTCATCATTATCAAAAATAACGCTTTCATCATAAGGAACAAATCCTTCGTTTAGCCATCCAAGCTTTGAGGTCGATAATTGTTCTGGAATCAGTGAATCATTCATACTTTCTATATCAGCCAGATATTGTACCAGAGCCCTGGCGTTCTCACTGGTTACTCTTACGCCATATTTTGATAAACCAGTAATTCGATTACTAGAGGACATAACCTCCTTATCCACAATGATTTCTTTCCAACGATTCCGCACCTTGAAGGCTAGAACGGTTTTTACATACCCTGTCTCTGCATTAATTAAAGACTTTACCGGTAGAATGGGATGACTGCAGGCTGTCTTTTCTCCGAAATTAGTTAGAATCGTGATTCCGTCCTCACCAGCAGTCCATCCTCCCGAATACAAATGAGGATAATCTCCATCAAATTCTGTATAGTTACCGCCAGTTTTTTGGGTGTAGTTTCTTTTTGACTTGGCAAAGGCTTTTAACATCCGGTCAAAGTTCTGTTTAACTCCTAACTCCTTTGCTCTATCTGTAAGAGTTAGGATAAGCCTGGATTGTTGAATAATATCCTTTTCCTCATAGATTTCAAAAAATATCTCATCCTCCAGTATTGTTTTTGCATCAAGTTCACTTATATTTTTCATTTATCCAACTCCAACAAATTTTCTAGTAAATATATTTGGTATTGTAATTTATTTTGGTAATAGCACCAGGAATCAGAGAATGGCTGTTCTTTGTTTATTAGATTTCTATAGACTGTAATATACATGTGAGTAGAACGTATTTTTAGTTTCTGCTGTTTCCGTTCCTGCTCTTTCTGCATTCTAATTCTTTTAGCATTAGCAGCCATTACAGTTGCACGCCATGAGGGTTTTTCAGTTCCTCCCAGCAACTCAAAAGCTGTCCAAAAGTCACATCCTTCAAAGTGCTGCATGATTGCGAAAACATCCATGGATTTATTACAAACATAACACCATAGATAATCTCTACATACTTTCGCGTTTAGGTCTTTTCCGTCGTGACAGATACCTCTGCATCTGCCACGTTTAATATCAACTCCATATCTCTGCAAGACTTCCGGTACTGTTACCATTGCCTTGATTTCATCGATACGCTCTTGTAGCTCTTTCTTAGTCAATCAATCACCTCAATTACATAAATGGCAATTCCTCGTCAATACCATCCGGTATATTCATAAAACCATCACCTACTGAGCTTGGCGTGTATCCTTGACTATATCCGTTATTTTGGCTTTCAGGAAGCAATTTGTCTTCTGGTATGTCAACTCCTTCGCGAATTGCTTCCACGCTACGGATCTGAACGCACTTAGTAGCAAATTTCTTTTCTTGATAAGCGTTTAAGTATTGCTCCCTTCCGAACACACCACCTACAAGCCTTCCTTTAAAGCAAGCGGAAAACTTATTGTCCCAAGCTACTTTAAACCCGGAATTTGAGTTCTCAACCGCTGTTATGAAGGACTTAAATCCTCTGTTTGTATTACCATTACTATCATGAACAAGCTGATAAACGACACAGCCCCATTTTTTATTTTCCCTAGTATCTGCTTTATACTGCTGAGCATAATAATCTTTCTGCTCTCCTTCTGCTATATCAAGGCTGATTTTTAGCATATCTTTACCGTTGCTTGATTTGGTTTCTTCCACCTGCATTATTTTACATATATGTCCTCCAAGCTTCAGGGGAGTAAATTCCCCATAAGCCTGTACATTATCATAATCACTTGGTTTCTGCATATTTACTTTCCTCCTTGTTTAATTCGTAATAATCCCTAATTGCATCATCAACAAGTTTTAAATCATTATCAATTTCCAATGTTTCAAACATTCCCATAGGAGACTTACTTACTGCTCCTGCCTCTGCCTGGGTAATAAATTTATGAACATTATTTTCAGCCACACATCGGAGTACTATTGTAAACATTCCTTCAATGCAAACTTTTTCATCAAGGAGCTTTCCAATAGTCTTTGGCCGGATATCCCCGAACTCATTCACATCCTCATGCATTATGAAATAGACTATTTTATCTGCTGGCAAACTCTTTATTACAAACTGAATCAATCTCCAGAAATAATCACCCAAATCATTGTAAAGGCTAAAAACAGCATTACCTCCACCCACAGAGCTGTGCTTTGACATGAAATGATTTGTAATAAGGTAACCGGCATCATCAATTACAAAACTCTTAAACTGTGTATTACAAAGCTGCTTCATTATTTGCTGGTAATCATCCGTTACAACTTTAGGTATTTTTGATTTAAAAGGAAGAGGCTTACCCAGCACATTAATAAGTGCAACATTCTCCTTAAAATGCCGAAGACTTGTACTTTTACCGCTTCCTGATTTTCCAATAATTAAAACTGGTATTCCCACTACTTCTTTACCTCCTCTGCAAAACTTATTCCAGATAATGCTTGTATGACTGAATTGCCTTCCGGTGCTTCCTCACCGATAAGAAACAATGTACAAGTAGCATTCCTCCAAAAATATATTTCTTGTCCCAAATTAGTGCATGGACCTGCAGGTATTCCTTCCTGATCATGATTAATCTCATTAAAGTCAATTAAATTCATTAAGTTTGTATCCATCATGATTAGCTGATTGCTTAAAGTTACTTGCAGAAGACTATATGTACTGTATTTCTTATCAAGCAATACCCCTGTAATTGCTACGGGAATCTTGGCTTCTCTCTGCAAAATATTTATATGCGCATAATCCTGGGTGTCTATTGCAAGCTGAGGCAAGGGGTTTTCTTTACTGACTGAAAATAATGTATCCTCTTCCGGAAGTATTCCGGCCATTTCCATAATGATTGCTTTAACCTTATTAGGAATGTAATCTACATCAAGCCATACTCCCCATCTACCTCCAAGAATTACATAGCCTCCGCCTATGTAACCAATCTGGATACCTCTCCCTTTGTATGCTGTTGTCATAAGCTTTTTTAAATGTGATGAACTAATAAACATATGCACCTCCTATCTGATGCGAAGAGTTTCGCCTCTAGGTTCTAAGTGTGCCCAGGGCACTTGTTTTGTAGAAAGCAATTCTCTAATTTTTTCATTGTTTGGTAACGGATCCTGCGGAATAAGATATTCCTTGGGTATGGTATTAACGTCCGGGGCATCAATTTTAAGTGGTTGCAGACCGCCGTTTTTCTGTATATTGAAGCTAAATAGTGCTGTCTTAAATTTAATCTTACCTATCTGTTTCATATTTGCTTCCAAAGTGTCTTTAAGGCGCTGCTCACGATTTTCCATAGATGTTAAGCGAATCTTTAATCGGTCAATCTCTGCTTTAACAACTTCTGCATCGTATTTAATGGTTTTAATCAATTTTGCGTAATTGTCTGCCTTTTCTTCAAACTCCCCTTCTATTGCTTCCAGGGTGTCTAATATGGTCTGTTCGTCTACTTCCTCATCGTAAAGCATGTTAAGAACTGCATCATAATTTTCTGTAAGCTGGTATAAACTACTCATTTTTAACCCCCATTTCCTCTTTTTCATATTCTCTTTGTCGTTTCTTGCGTAGCCTCTTTGTTCGTTCTTGCTCGGCTTCATAATTTACAAACTGCTCATAATTATCTGGTACGTATTCCATTACACCCTCCTACACGACTTAGAAAACTTTTCAACACACTCCGGACACATATGTACTCCATCAACTACGACAAGCTTGTCCTCATTACAATTTCCACAGCACACGCACTGCAGTCTGAATGGCTCAATGCAGATTACCCCATCCTTTAAATAGATATCTACAGGATCACCTTCTTTAATCTTTAGAGCCCTTCTCATCTCCTTTGGAATAACTACTCTACCTAAATCATCTATTCTTCTTACGATTCCTTTTACCATCTTGTTTTCCTCCTTATTTTGCTGTATAATACAGCTAAGATATTTTTGTTATGCGCCTTACTTGTGTTGCAGCACTCGTGAGGCATTTTCTTTTTCTTCTACTTGCACACCAGGGCATTCATACCCGGTTCGAGGTATTTTCTGCCGGACGGATATTCCCCAGAATAATCCGCAATATGTACATCTTGCTTTCATTCAATCCTCCCTTCTGAATGCAACAACTTGCCCATTTTCAATAATTGCAACTCTGTTCTTCTTTTCATACATGTCTAAGCAATCCTGGATTGTAATCGTTTCATTATTCATAAGCTTGTCCTTCCTTTCTTTCGACTCTTTCCATATTGTGGTATAATCTCCTTATCAACTTTGAGGTTGAAATACATATGAAAGGAGAAAAATATGTTTGATGTTTATTTTAGATATGTTGATGGTAATGAAATACTGTGTAAAGATATAAAGAGAATTGAAGTCGAAACAAGTAATGGCTTTTCTTCAATATCTGGAGAACAGTTATTAAATCATCACCTCAGAATTTATGGTACATTTCACTTATATTCTGATACCTCTAATTTTTCAGTAACTAGCAAAGAATTGCTTTATGCTGAAATAAGGAAGAAATAATCCTAGTAGTTAACCTCTATGCGAAATGTTGCATGGGGGTTTTCTTCTTTGTATTTTTTAATTTTAGATAGTACTTCTTCTAAATCCATAAGCCTATTTAGATGAATTACTACTTCAATTCTTTTTTTTCACTGGCTTGTCCCTCCTTTCTACCGCCTAGGCGATGTCATCAATCTTCATCTGTCGGTTGGCATCATCAATTCTTTCCTGCAAATAAAGAGGCGCTTCATAACAGTCAACACATTCATGTGCATCTGCCAGATACTTGCGTTTTAATGCTAAATAGGTCTTATTCTTGCCTTCCGCATCATATAGACCGAATTCTCTCTTTATTTGGTCGTAAATGTCACGATATACAGATGAGCGAATTGCGTTGTCGCTGTAAGCATTAGACTTTTTACCGCCTAGAGTTTGTACTCCTTTTCTTTTAACATGATCCGATAATTCTTTAGCTTCACAGCCGTATAATGGTATATCAAATTCTAGCTTGTCCAAACGATCATCGGTTTTACTAATATGCTCTACTACGGCTTGGATTTTCTTGTCATGCATGATTAAGGCTTTCATTTCCGTGGATAATCCATCAATTAGATTCATTTTCTTGAAATATGTATTTACCAATTGTCTTTGTACGGTCCAGGCTAAATCATCAGTGAAAGATTTTACTAGCATTAAATAGCCTTGCTCGGTTATTAAGTAAGTTCCTGAATTATTAATTTCGGAACGACGAATTTCGTCGGTCTGAATATCTTGTGGCTTAACAAAGAAATAATCAGTACCATCAATAAAGCGTTCTTTGTTGTCTCGGAAGTTTCTCCCGGCTGTTCCTTCTGGTCTTTCATGTACTAAATCAATGTCCTTAAATGTAACTACTCTTTTACCTTTGAATTCTTTTGTGGTAATTTCTTGATTACCGATTTTGATTAAGTTATTCAATGCTTGTCCTCCTTTATGGTATATTTTGTTATATAGTGTTATAATCTCCTAATACATTCTTATTAATAATTCGGTTGAATAGCTTGTCCTTCCTTTCACATAATAAGTGCCTTTTCTTCATCACTTAACTTAATTGCAATGCATAGTTTTCTAAGTTCTCCTAAAGTAAATGTTTCTGGACGTTTCTTCTTATTTTGAAATGTCCTCTTAGTGCACCTAAGCTTTATGGCGACCTGATCATCTGTTAAGTTATAAAGAGCCATGTTCTTGGCTATATATGCCCTTGTGATATTGTTTTTTTGTTCTTCTTCGGATATTTTTAGTCTGGGCATGATTTCACCTCCTATCCTGTCTGTTTTTGTCAAACCCCGTCCATTCCTTTTCAATATGATTTTCCCAATACTCAACTTCTTCATAGAAAGCCTGAATCTCATCTTTGCAAGAAAAAACGTCAACTAGTGCTTTTTCGTATAGTTCTTTTGCAGGAACAGTATTGTATCCATCATTTTCTCCGCAGTGTTCCAGACAACCTTTATAGTGTTCCTTAAGTTCTGTTATAACGGCATCCTTATTATCCTTGAGCCATTTATCTATGGTTGCTTTATCCTTAGGGAAAGTTAAATTAGCGTATAATCCCATATTCATCCTCCATTATTAAGCAACTCCATACTTAATAGCCATTTCCTTAACTATAGAAACGTAGCCTTCAATAAGCTTCTTATCATCAGCTATAACATCAAGCTGGTTCAGCTTGTCCAATTTTGACTTACAAACACCATTGAGAGCCATTGTCTTTTTCTTATTAGTAAGTCTTATATTAAGGGCTACGCCGTACCGCTGTTCAAGGAGTTTATAACTTTCTTCTCTAATAACTCTGATATGCTCATAACCACCACATTTTAGAGCCATCTTATTTATTAATGCTGATGTATCCTTACGCCAATCATTCGGATTAAGGGCAACAACCTCACGAATGCTTTCTACTCTTTCAATAGCTTGCTGACTCCGTTCCTTAACTTCAATTAACTCCTTAGCTTGACGTTTCTGTTCAGCCTCCATATTTATCATGAATTGAAGCTGTGGAGACATTTCTCTGAATTGAAGAGCCATCTCTTTTGCACCGTCCTCTACGGCGATGAAGTACTGCCTAGCCAGTTCGCCTTTCTCGCTCTTAGCTGTCATGGAAAGCTTTTTGGCAAAGGAAGCTGTGAGTTTAAAATCTTGTGTAGGATTAGGATTAAACTTTCGTTCTTCATCAATGACGAACGGAAAATAATCTTGATTTTCCTCTGCAAACTCATTTTCAGTAATGTTGGACTTGCACCACCTTGCATAATTTTTGTTATCCAATTCTAAGAAGTTATAAAGCTTCTTTGCAGTGGTCATTCCTTTTTCATCAATTCCCAATACTATTTCAATCGGGGTTTGGTTTGTTTTGTCGATTAATTCGTTCATTAATTAACTCCTTTCTTATTTAGTTTAACTTTATTAAACTTTTTGAGTAAAAAAATATATTCCTACTTCTTCTTTTGGTATGTCAAGCATTTCCGATATTTTAACAATATCATCCGAAGTGAATCTAACCTTATTATTCATCTTCATAGAAAAGGTGTTTTCTGAAACCCCATATTCTAATACAAAAGCTGTTTGACTCCCATATTTTTCTACTATTTTCCCTCGTAACTTTCTGTAATCAAAAGTCAATTTAAAACCTCCTTTCCATTCTTAAATAGAGTTTAACATTTTTAAACCATAGTGTCAATAGTAGGATTTAACTTTTTTAAACTTTATTGTTGATATTTCATTTTTTGTATAGTATAATTAAACCAACGGAGGGAAGCGATATGGATAAACCAATTGTAGAAATTAAAGATAGATTAAAAAAAGCAATGCACTACAGGGAAATTTCCCCTATAGAACTCTCGGAAGAAACAAAAATTCCAAAATCATCAATTTCACAATATATGAGTGGCTATGCAAAACCAAAACAAGACAGAATATATTTAATATGTAAAGTATTAGATATTAATGAAGCTTGGTTACTTGGGTATGACGTTCCAATGGAGCGAACACCATCTATAAATTTTGAAGCGGTTGCAGATGACCATCCCTTTAATCGTGCACTTGCAAAGCTGGACACTGACAAAGAAAGTCTGACTGAAGAAGAAAAGCAGGCTATAAAAGACGAACTTCCTAAAATAAGAAAAAGAATACCTGAGGCTTTTGAAAAGTTTGCGAATAATATTAATGACATGCTCGAAGAAAGATTGCTAACAAATTATAGATATCTAAATTCGGACGGAAAAGCTGAAGCATTAAAGAGGATCGAAGAACTAACTTATATACCTAAATATACAAATGAAGATCAAGCTCATCCAATTCTCAATGCTGCCCATGCCATAGAAGGGGCTACAGAGGAAGATAAACAGCACGATGATAATTTAATGGACAATGATGAGTTTTGGAAATAAGGAGTGTTATACTATTGGACTACGAGGGACTTTTAGAAGAGGCTTATAGCTTAAATTTAATTGTAAAAGAAGCTGAGATTTATGCTAATAAAGGAAGAATTAAAGGGAATCGTATTGCTATTCGCAAAGATATTCCAACATTAAAAGAAAAATCTTGCATACTTGCAGAAGAGCTTGGACATTATTATACCTCCTATGGAGATATCCTGGATCAGTCAACAATAAATAATCGTAAACAAGAACTTAAAGCAAGATTATGGGCTTATAATAAGCAAATCGGGCTAACAGGAATAATCAGGGCCTATGAATATGGCTGTTATTGTCTTTATGATATGGCTGATTACTTAGATGTTACGGAAGAATTTTTACATGATGCTATTAAATATTATCGGGGTAAGTATGGCGAATACACCACTCTAGATAATTATATAATTTATTTTGAACCAAACTTAGGAGTATTTAAATTAATACAATAAAAACCGCCCCTGCGCTAACAGGAACGGCTTTTCATAGATACTATTCGATGCAATGCACCGATATAATAACAATTCACGATCATATTATATCATTTTGAAGCTTGCACCGCAATAGGTGTATTTTTTATACTCAATTTTAGAAAGGAATGATATTTTATGGCAAAGGCTAAGAAATTACCAAGCGGGAGCTGGAGGGCTCTGGTTTACAGCCATTCTGTCAACGAATTAGATAGCAATGGCAATATAGTATATGATAAAAACGGCAAGCCCAAGAAAAAGCGTATCTATGAATCCTTTACAAGTGATGACCCAACTCTTGCCGGTAAAAAAGAAGCTGAGTATTTAGCTGCTGAATTTGCTCTAAATAAAAAGAAAAAGAACAAACCCGCAAACCTTACACTTATCGAAGCGATAGACAAATACATCACAAGTTCTGATGCCGTACTATCCCCTACTACAATTCAGGGTTACGATAAGATTAAACGCAATAGCTACCAGGAACTTATGGACATTCCTTTAAAAAACATTACGAAAGAAATGCTCCAAATAGCAGTTAACAATGAAGCTAAAAGGCCTTCAAAACGAAGTAGTAAAACTCCCAAGACAATCTCTCCAAAAACTGTTAAAAATTCATACGGACTAATAACAGCTGTCTTAAATAGATATTGTCCTAGCATAGATTGTGATGTGCAATTACCAGCCACTGAAAACAAAATTAAAGAATTAATACCACCTGAAATTATTATGGATATTATTAAAGGTACGGAAATAGAACTTCCGGTTTTACTTGCAATGTGGCTATCGCTTTCTCTCAGTGAAATACGAGGATTGAAGAAATCAACATCAATAAAAGATGGTTATTTAATCATAAATGAAGTTGTTGTTGATGTTAACTGTGAACCGATTAGAAAACAGCAAGCTAAAACATTTACAAGAATAAGGAAACATAAAATACCGGAATATATACAAAAATTAATCTATAATACCAATACAGATGATCTCGTTAAAATGAGTGGCCATGCTATATATATGAGGTTTAGACGTTTATTAAAAAAGAACAACTTACCCCATATGACATTTCATGATTTAAGGCATGTTAACGCTTCCGTAATGGCGCTACTAAGAATCCCAGATAAATATGCTATGGAGCGTGGAGGATGGAAAACTGACGAAGTAATGAAAAAAGTTTATACACATACTTTTTCTAAAGAGCGTGAAATAGTAGACGAGGTAATAGACGATTACTTTCAGAAAATGCTTCAAGTTAAAAGTGAAAATGTTGATATTCAAAAATATAAAGCATGGTTAACTTTATTCGGAAAACCTGATAACGAAGAATCTATGAGTGAATTTAAAGAGTTTATGCAACACGAAATGCAACACGAATAAAAAAAGCCTTGATATATCAAGACTTTTAGAGTGGAGCATAGGGGACTTGAACCCCTGACCCCCACACTGCCAGTGTGGTGCGCTCCCAACTGCGCTAATGCCCCTTGACATATAAATATTCTATCATCCATTATATATGATGGTAATTTTTATGTCAATAGTTGAAATAATTGAAAAGTACCTCACGGAAAACCCATGAGAGTCATTCTTTAGTGGGCCTAGATATCTTTCTTGATTTTTTATCCAAAAAGTACTTTTCTAAATACTTTTCATTTAAAAGTGCTTTGTTCCGTTGCTTATTAGTGAAACAGTTCGGTATAGTCTTTTATTGTCAATCCTCGCTCTATTAGCTCTGGTATTTTTTCATCAACTTTTCCCTTTAATTCTGATAAGAAGTTATCCGTTTTAACTTCCTTTAAATCGGCAAGAATTTGCAGAATTTTCAATATTGTTTCTGCTCCATACTTGCAATATATTTCATAAAACAGCATAACCCCGCGAATATGGACACCTTCGTCGGGACGCTTCGAATCGGGCGATTTTATTACGGGAGTATCCTTATATTTTCCTTTTGCCCATGATAAATGACTTTTAAAAAATTCTTTATCATTTAAGGACAGAATATATAATAATGCCGCCCATTCCGCGCCAGTTTCATTTAACCAATCTTCCCATGTTCTTACATCCGCTCCCTTAAACCAATTATGACCGAGTTCATGCCCTAATAACGAAATTGTGTTTTTCCTAATTGCATCCTTATCTTCTGAAATATTTATTTTATCAATAACTATGAGTTCTTTGCGAAAATATGCTCCGTCGCCTTCTTCAAGACCTAAAGATACAATATTTATCTTGTTAATCTTTTTTTCATTGAATACCGACGAGTAAAATTTCAAGATCTCATTATAATAAAAAGTATAATTATCGGCATATGCTTTTTCCGCTTCATCTAAGTAGTAAAAGTTGAAATTCCCCATATTTGCCACATGGTGGCGTCCATTTTTGAGTGCAATAATATTACCTATATCATGGTCTGTTTCACCATATATCCATAGTTTTTCCAATACATCATATCTCGCATTTATAATTAAATAATCTTCCATTTTCTCAATTTTAAAAATAAACTTTAAAGGTATTGATGTTTCAAAAATTGCCCAAGCAGAATAAATGCTTAACGCAATTCTCTTATACTCAATAATATTGCACCAACCCGATATATGCCCATGATATTCAATGGTTAATTTCTTCATCGGCGTTTTGCTTGATACTTCTATCTCATTGCAATTATGCTCCCATAGAGTTTGCCACTCTTTGATTATTTTCCATTCTGAATCTATGTTGGCTGATACGCTATCTATTGTTAAAAGCTTACTCAAAGAAAAACGAAAATCTGTTATAGGAGTGTCGAAAGTAATTATACATTTCACGATTAAAGCTCTTTCTCCCTCTCCGAAACTTACAAACACATCTGCATTATTTGACATAACATTACCCTCCCCAAAGTATAAATTATTCCTAACCATGCTTTTTCTTTATATCTACAACTAACATTATTATATATTACTTGTTATAAAAAACAAACCCTAAATGACGTATTTCCTATTACATAAAAAAGCCCCACCACCTTCCGAATCAGACCGGTTAGTAGCAGGGTTTTCCCTAATTATTGGAATGTAATATTAAATCCGGGCATAATTAAATATTTTTCAGGCAATTCAATATTGCTTGTTGTAATATTAATGAAGGTCGCTGACTCGTTACTTGTGTATTTTATTTCACCCAGTTCGTCCTGAAAAACAAATTTAGCATTGCACTTATACCTACGGCAAAAATTTCGATTGGAAGGTTGTATCGTCCAACAATAAGGGCAGCATATTTCACTTTTAAGGCGTGTTTCAAATACAATGTCTGGAGGCGAAGCGATAGGCTCATTTGCTTCTAAGAGACGACTTTGATAGTCCTTTTTAAAGCGATACTGGTAGCAACCAGTACCCCGCCTACAAATGAGGGTGTTCCAAAAGTCATGATATGACTTGAGGGACGCCCTCTTATGTAAAGAACCTAGAGAATCATAATACAAATATAATTGCCAATACAATAGATTTATCACAGTTATGATAGATCTTCTTTTTTGCATTGTATATTATCTTATAGCTACGAGAGTTTGCTTAAGCTCTGATTCTATTGAAATCAGCTCTGACTCGGCGGCTAGCCTTTCTTCCTTACCTTTTCTTTGTATATCAAGTACTTGGTTAATTGTTTCTATTAAATCCTGATTTACCTTCTTTATTGTTTCCATGGACACGATTCCCCTCTCGCTTTCCTTGGCCACATCTAGAGTACCTGCTTTAAGCATTTCGGAATTTTTCTTTAAAAGCTCGTTTGTCATGTCTGTAACCTTTGTCTGGGCAGCAAGAGCAGCCTTTGCATTTTCAAGGCCTAGGGATATAACCATCTGGTTTTTCCATAGGGGTATGGAATTTACAATTGAAGATTGTATTTTGTCGGCCAGCTGGGCGTCGTTGTTTTGAATTAAGCGTATCTGCGGTCCCATTTGAAGTGATATCTGACGGCTGAGTTGCAGGTCGTAAACCTTCTTTTCAAAGCGGTTTACCGCATTAACCAAATCATTTAGCTTTTGAGCCTCTGCTTCGTCACCTGACCTGGTAGCCTGTTCTCTTAACTCTGGGATTACTTTTTCGTTCATTTCCTTAATTTTTTCCTTGCCTGCTACAATGTACATGGTAAGCTCTTTGAAATAATCCAAATTCGTCTTATACATTTCATCATACATGGCGATGTCCTTAAGCATGGTATGACGATGAGACTGCAGCATGTTGGTTATTTTGTCAATATTTACTTCAACATCGCTGTAGCGAGCAATCATCTTGTCAATTTCATTTTTTGCCTTTCCGAATAGATTGCCTAAAAAGCCCTTGTTTTCACCTATGTAATCAAAATTTTTTATGGTGACAACTAGATCAGAAAGCAACTTGCCCGCCTCTCCTGAGTCCTTTGTTTTAACATTTTTCAATGTATCGTCCGCAAACTTTGCAAGCTTCGTTTGCGCACCAGAACCATATGTAACAATAGAGTTGCTGTCTGTAACATCAATTTTTTCTACAAACTCCAAAACCTGCTTCTGTTCCTGGGGCGTTAAAGATGCCAGGCTCATACCGCCTTCTTCGGTTTGATTTTTTTCAGGTAATGTTTGTACTTCATTCCCAAAATCTAATGTAATTCCTTCCATTTTCAGTCTCCTTTATATTATTAATAATTAATATTTTTATTGTACTGTGCGGATTAACTGTTCACACTGCGCTTATCCATGGAAAATCAGCCAGCTGTTCGAGCAAGCTCGACATCTGTCTGTTTTCCCATAGATTAATCCGCTTACCGTAGATATTAATTTTTAAGTGCTTCAATTATTTTATCATAAATTTCTTTCTGTAGTCCCTTTGTTGCCGAGGTTATTTCCTGAGGGATTCCCTTTACTGGCACTGAATTAACATCGTATTCTCCGCCTACCACACCGGTTCTGAAGCCGTATTTTTCCCATGCTATTTTTTGAATTTCCGGGTCAGCCAAAGCATCCACGTAGGAAGTGCCATTCTCTGAAAAACTCATTATACAATGGGAATTCCATATGGTGGGATTCGGATACAGTATTCTTACCTTATCCTTTACCTTGTTAAAGCCGTCAGGATTGTTATTGGCAAAATCAATAATGGATTTTTCATAATCAACTATCATAGGATAAGCACCCTTCCCCATTCTAAGATACAGATCAAATAAATCGGCGGGAGTATTGTTCATAAATCCTGAAAGCTTGTAAAAATCCTTGAGCTTTGGAAGAACATTGTCAATATTGCTTTCATCCACATATCCCTCGTTCATAATTGATGCCAGCAATCCGTAGTATGTTGCACCAGGTGAAGATGTTATCGGATCTGTGCTGGCAATATTAATTTTGCCGTATATGTCCTTTATGCCTATATCCGACCATTTTGTATTGTTTTCAATGAATGACAAAACCGCCGGCATATCAACAATGTAGTAAGTATCCTGAATTTTTTCAACTATTCCATTAGATATAAGAGTATCGCATATGGTGTCCCAGCTGTAAATCACTATGGGCGTTGATAGTACAATATTGGATTTTAATGTTTTTAGCCTTGGAGCCTCGTCGGCTGCTGCAGGTCTTTTATAATATTCGTAGAATCTTTCGTCGCTGAAAAAAACAAAGTCATAGTCCTCTTTTTCCTTCGTTTCTATAGTGTCCTTAATAAGCTTATTATTGATCCAGTTGTCAACCTTTAAGTTTATATTGTATTTATCATGTAAAATTGCCAAAATATCCGGGTCTGCAAGAAAATTTTCCTTACCTCCTCCTACTGCACCCATCACGGTAACTGCCTTATCCCTAGGCTTCATTATAATTGATACGGTTATACCTATTGCAATAACTGCTACAAAAGCAATTATTCCTCTTACTATATTTTTCATATTAATCCTCCATTCTTCCAGTATCTGTGAATTTAGGCATAAGCACAAATTCATCGTTTGAATTATGTTTTTTAATAATTCAAACTATCCTCCCATAAAATCTTTATTATCCACAAGTCCTTCTGATTTGAATAAGGCCGTCATGGCAGCCATTTCAGCCTTACTGTCCAGAACATCCTTTGAGAAAAGGCTGTAATATTTTTTATCGAAGGCATCTGTTATCTGAATTAGAAATTGGTAAAACTGCGAGGCAAATTTTTGTGCTTCATCTGCTTTAAATGAGCCTTCGGCCAAGTTCTCATAGGTATCTAAAATATTAATCAGCCCAGGCAAATAATATGAGGAAAAATCATTCAGCTTCGTGTAGAGAGAATTATCTTCCTTAAGTGCATCTAATATTTTTAAACACGTTTTATGGATTGAATCCATCATGATTATAATGTCCGGAGATATAATATCCTTCTCTACATTCAGGCTTCTAAATTTATCCCTATACCTTGAAATGGAAGAAGTGTAATCTATAATTGATTTATGGACCTTATCATAAGCATTTTCATCGCCTTTTAAGTCAATCTTCAATTTCTTTTCCTTTTCCAGCGCCTTTATTGTAAATAAGGCTATTATCAGGCAACCTGCACTGCTTAATATGGATATTACAATGTTGCCGCCTAAAAGCCAGACTACAAGAAATACTACTGCGGAAACAACACCAAGAAATACTTCTTTCATTTTGAATCTCCTCTAATTATATGCTCTTATTTCCTTAAAGGCATTAATAAGGTCTATTCTGCCGTCAAAGGTTTTGCCTTTTGTAAGTTTGCTGATTTCATTCAGTTGCTTCGGATTTGCCTCACCGAACATAATTGAAAACACAGGTATATCGTGAGAGTTACCTGTACTGAAACCTCCAATCGATGCACCATCTGTCATTAAAACAATGGATTTCGTATATACATCAGCATCAAAATCCTTTAGTATTTCAATGGCATGCTCCACCGGCTTATATATATCCGTTCCGCCTCCTGGCTCCGTATCTTTTATTCTGGAAATCAGGTTAGCTGTATCTGTGCCAGATATAGTTGAATCCTCCCATTTGAGCTCTTCCGCAAATGGAATAACAAAGATTTTGTCCCTTTCCGAAAACTGTATCATATCCTCTGATGCCAGTTTATAATCCAATATCCTTTCCATTGCCACAACAAGTTGTTCATTTCCTTCCCCATACATACTACCTGAATAATCAAGGCAAAAAACTACCACGGAAGGTTTTCTGAATAAATCCTGGTAAAGATTCAGTGCACTTTTAATTACAGAGCTTGCGGGGTATTTAATAGGCGACAAATACGCATTCTTATCAATACCATATGATTCCTTAAAAACCTCATCGTTTGATACCTGACCTCCATAGGTGGTTCTTCTACCCATGCTTTCAAGTTTTTGCTGGATGTCCGCTGACAATAAAAAGCTTTGAAGCTTATTAAAAATTTCCAGCTTATTATCATTATTATTATCTATGTACGCAAAGGGACTGTCCGAAACGGAAACTCCGTCAGAAGGGTAAATGAATCTTAAGGGTTCTCTATTACTTTTTATTAACTGATTGTTCAGTTCTATTAGCGAAGATTCGTAGTTCACAAGTGCATCGTAGTCGCCTTCATTGAAGATGTCTATTAAGTATTCATCACTACCAGAATTTCTGACTACTCCTTTAAACAAAGTCTTTAAACTTTCTTGAAGAGCCTCTGATTTTAAGTCTTCCTCTGTCAAAACCGGAGGATTACCTGCCAAACAGTTTAAAAATCCTATGTAAGCCGATGCTCCGCTGTTTGTTTGAGTAACCGACGGCATTAGAAATTTTAAATTTCCTGCTTCAACTGCCTGCACCAAGTCTTTTACAACCGTGTCTCTACTAAATCCCAATTCTTCATACTTGCTTTCTTTTACCGCAAATATTACAGGATTAACAGATATAGATTTCGAATTTTTTAAAACGGAACTTGAGATAGAGGCATTCCATATGCTGTTTGAAGACCATACAGCATCATAATCCTCTTGCGATGAATTTATCATAGAAGGAATATTCAATGACCCTGTGTACTCAAATTTTAACTTAATTTTATTTTTTTCTGCAAATTCCGAAAGCATTTGCTCTAAATCCTTATTTTCACTGCTTGATAAAATAGTGAATGAATTGTCCTTTTTCTTACTATTCTCAGAAGAACATGAGCCTAGAGAAAATAATAAAGCTACCACCAAAAGGACAATAGCTATTTTTTTATACAAAATATCACTCCTCACCTTTTTAAAAATAATTATAGCATATGTCATTTAGAATTTATACATAAAATTTACCATTTCATTATTGATGGTACGGTTATAAAGTAAGCCCACAGTTTTTTACCTGTGGGCTGATACTTGGACTTACTCTTTTGGTGAAATCACTAATGAGGATTCTAACCAAAATTCATTCAAATTCCACTTATTGTAGTAAAATCAATGCTTTCAAACTCAAAGTCTCCGCAAAAACTTATTTACTTGCCTGCGATTTTTCAAAACTATTTTGTTTACAGCACTTTCATTATTAAGCATATCATAAAACCGTTTTCTATTCGTCTTATCATGGTTCCAAATAGACTTTATAAACTCAATTTTTTGTTTATTGAATTTTTCAGGGCAATAACCTCCCATATCAAAGCGACTTTTCCCATAATTTTTTACCACTCTTTTTATAGCACCATAAACACACATAGTTCGTGAGAAATCCATGTAAATCACAGTATCACAATACTTTAGTCTAAGAGGTATTGAACGTTTCATATTTCCATCTATAATCCATTTTGGTTTTGAAAGCTCTTTCATTAACAACTCATCAAATTCATCTTTTGAAGCATTTTTCCAATTATCTCTCCAATATAGAACATCAAGGTGAATTAATGGAAGTTCCAATTTGAGGGCTAATTTTTGTGCCAATGTCGTTTTTCCGCAACCATTGCCACCTATAATCAAAATACGTTCCATAAAAACCTCCACAAATTTACTTTGAACCCATCACATTCTACTCTACTACAAAACTTTTCCAACCATCTGCTGTCATTACTCGTACTTTTTCTAAGGTTGTATCATAATATATAGTTCCCACTGGAACTTTTGCTGATGATAATTGAGGATTTAAATCACTGTCTGTCACTCTTTTAGGTGCTGCGTTTCTCCTTTGTAATGTTAAAGGGGTGTAAAAATTAGTCCAGCCTCGGGAGATATCTATCCCCTTTTTCTTCTCATCTGAGCCAATTTTCACCCAACCAAATCGACGTTCTTTCTCATATAATCCTGCTGGTGAATACGTTTGAATACATGCAAATGTCTCATGAAATTTTCCCATCATCAATGTTAATCGACTCAGCTCATTCCCTGACCACCCTTCAAATACATGTCCGCCAGACACAAAGCGATTGTTCCATCTTCCTTTTCCACCTCGTACAGATATCATGGTGTCTGATTCTAATACTCCATTCACTGTATTAAACACTGGTTGTTCATTGCTATCAAAACCATAATAATAACGTACATCCTTCCACTTTTTCCAATCTGGGTCAACTTCTTTTCTTACCTCTACGTATTTATCTTCTAAGTATGCGTCCAAATCTACAGAATCTATTTCCGTTTTTACCTTTACCCCAATACTGTCTTCTAGTCGGATAACCTTAATCAACAATATAGTGGTTATTGTAGTTAACACAACAAGTAAACCAATGGCCGTAGATAGTAGTACTTTTATGTTTTTATTCTTCATCCGTTCTCTCCCTTAACATATTTATGGTATATCATTCTTTATCATACAATCGATAGGCCTTGGTATCCTCAAACATTCTAATTTTATGCTTGACCCTTTTATTGCAATATATTTAATTCACCTTTTATATACAGTAATTAATTTGTCTGCAAAATTAGAATTTATAAGTATCTTTACTTTTTCCACATACATTTAATAAACTTTCTTTGACCTAGTTCATATAACTTTTTACTTTCTAGTTTATAATTATTTAAAGATACGAAGTCTTCTTCTAACAATAAATCTAATTCAGTAATATTAGGATTATCATTGGGAATTTCTCTAAACCCATTAACCCATAAAACACCACCTATATTAAGATGATTCATTATACTATTATATAACTGCGGATTTAACCTATAATGATTAATTATAACTACATCATAATTATCTAAATTAACAAACGCATCATTACTTGATAAGTCTACCAGTTTAGTTCTAACATAAGATTTTCTTTTTTAGTAAAGTAGTTTAGCCTAATTAATGCTACTTCACTAAATTTATAGCATGTACACTATATCCTAATCGTGCTAAATAAATTGAATTTCTTCCATCACCACAAGCAATATCTACTATATTACCTTTTCTAGGAAAGTATTTAATATCTTCTTCTAAACATTTTTCATGATATATAATTTTTAGGTTCTCTTACTTTAAATCGTTCATTCCACCAATTAGAATCCCCCATTTATTTCATTTTCAATACCTCTCTAATATAACTAATAGTTAATTTCAAATTTATCTCTATGTTAATTCATACCTTAATTATATATAATCTATATATAATTTGTCTATAAGTACCTCCTAACCTATCAAAAATAAATTATACATACTCTATCCAATTTTAGTAAACCTCATTTATTTATGATATGGTTCTCCGTTGCACTTCCAAAGGAGCACGTTTAATATATTTTTTATCCTCAATATCAAATAAAAAAATTCCAATCCAAACGGATTGGAACTAATCATCTACAAACGGAGACGGTGGGATTCGAACACTTGAATAATTGGGTTAATTACTTGATTCAAGCATTAAGTCGTAAGCTTCTGAAAGCTCTTCTTCTCATCCTATTATCCTAACTTTACTTAGTTGATTCAATCAGGTTATTCACTTCCTCTTCACTTTGATACAGATGCAATCGTAACACTATGGCATAGTCACAGCTTTTTAGTATATCTTCCTGCATATTCTGTGTATCAATGGAACCAAGTTTTAATTCATCTCCATTTAAATCAAACAGCCTTGCCACCAGAATATACTCTTCGCCTGGCTCTACCTTGATTTTTTCTTCTCCATTTTCAGATAATATACTATGCGTACTGCCTATCCAGTTTTTCTTGTCTGGAAAATAAAACTTGTGAGTTCCTAATGTTATTCTGGCTTCTTTATTTACAGTAATGAATTTCCACTCAACACCTGGTCCCTCAATATCATCATCTTTAATTAGATTAGAAATAACATACAAGCTTTCATAATCTGAAGTGCCTCCATAAGAGATGATATCTTCTTTTAACCTTTCTCCCGCTACCCATTCCTCCAGACAAAGTGACATACCTCCTATGGTATCATTAAACATAAAATCGAATAAAGTACACATATCTCCCCAAAAACTAGAAATAATCTTCTCACGTTCTGTTAACTTAACATTCGTTATTGCGTTGGCATTTTTATTAGAGCATCCAGTCAATAAAATACTAAAAGCAATCATATATGCGGCAAACTTATAATTTGAAAAACTTTTCTTCATATAACTCCTTTCGCATTTCGGATAATTTTGTTATATCATCCGTTAGCCAAGTTTTTATAATTAGGTTCCATCTGTTCCCCTTTTGACTATGCTAAGTCTTTCTCCAGATATGGGACGTTAAGTCGTAAAACAATTGTTTGTTTCACTCCTTACATTACCAATCTTCTACATCCATCAACGAGACTTTTAAATATAAAGGGAAGTAATAGATCTAGCGATTCCTAAGAAAATTGTAACAAAATAGTAGTACTATTGGAATCTCTTATACATCTCTTCAAAAATTAGTCTTTCTTTTTCATATCTTCAAATGGCTTAAATATAAATATATTACATTTTATTTATAACTTTTCTTAATAGATATTGTCTTTGTTGTACCATCCATAAATATTATTTTTGCTTGCTTTATATACATTTTCCCTGTTGTACTATTATAAATTACAGCATCCCAATAATATGTACTCATGGCTTCATTTTTAATTGGCCCAGTTATCTCTAATCCACAAAAATTAGTTCTCTTTATTTCGCAATATGCAGGGTCATTAACCGTATTATAAAAGTAACAGTCAAGATATATATATTTAATTGTTTTTCCAAAATTATTTTGAAGGGTTATATATGGTTCTACACCCCCAAGAAAATTTTTATCGAAACTTGCTTCTGTAATATATAACTGTGGCCTAGCCTTAATTGTAACTTTGCATTTCACTGTATTCGAATTATTTGTTTTTGCACTAATGACGCAGCTTCCTTGCTTTATACCTGTAACATTTCCTGATTTATCAACTGTAGCAACTTTTTTATCTAACGAAGTCCATGTAACTTCTCCTACAAACTTACCACTTTCTGCTGATTTAACAGTTATTTTCTTACTGTTCCCTGCAAGCAAACTCATTTCGTTAACCATAGAGATTTTTTTAGTATATGCTGATACATCTTCTGTATTAAAAGTATAATTTAATCCTTTGGAATATCCATAAATACTAAATGTATATGTTTCTGCATCTAATACAACAGTTTTTATTTTGGTTTCCCCCGCATTAATTTTCCAATTATATGTATCGTAATTTCCACCATCAATATCAAAAACTATTAAATCATCACCATAATAATCTTCTTCTGTATTTAATTCCTCAACCGTAATACTTATCTTTACCTTCATTTTACTTTTTAAAGTAAAAGTGTAATATTGCATTTCAAAATCGAAACTTTTATTTGATATTTCTTCTCCAATAGTTATTTTAGTTTCTGTCTCTACGTAACATTTTGATGGATTAATTAATTAGTAATTGTTTTCGAACTTAAAACCCCCCTATTATTTTATAGGTATATTTTACCATTGTCAGGACTAGAAGTAAACCAAATACTTTACTATGGACTCTTGTCATTGAAGCAGTGGCATTAGTGTTTTGTGCGTTACATTGGTTTCCTTCCTACGCTGAACTGCCAATGGATTTGATGAAAAATATTGGATATATCATGCTCTTAACATTACCTACAGCTATTCTGATGCTTGCCATTGCATCTGCTTGTAAAAACATGTGGATTTCACTTGGCATAGGTGTGATTTGCGTTTTCACAGCAACGATGCTACCAACAAAAAATTTTGCTTTTTCCTTATTTCCGTTCGCATTGCCGTTTCAAACTCTTATTGGAACAGAATCAAGCCGTGCAGTGCAGTTTATATACGCTGTAGCTGTTGAAGCGGTACTATTAGGAATTGTAGAATTTGTATACTTAAAAGTTAGGAGGTCTTTTGAATGAG